ACGATCACCACGCTCAATGCCTTTGAGCTGCTGCATGATATCGAACTTGAGCTGCTCGACGTCAGTAATAGGGGTGTGAATGACTCGTTCCATATCAATGTTGAATGATTGGAAGTATGTGATTGGCGTACCAAACTCTGAGTCATAGAATAGCATCACAGCATCTGGATACTTGTCCAGATACGACTTAGCCATTAGAAGTGAGAAAGCAGTCTTAAAGTGCTTCGAAGGTCCTGCCCACATGGTTAGACCTGGTGTAAGGCCTCCATCGAGTTTACCTGAGAGAGCAATGTTGATTGCTGGAACAGAAGTAGGAACCATATCCTTCTTCGTGAAGAACTTCGACTCAGATAGAATCGCAGTGTCTTTGATCGTAGAATTCTTACGTATTTTGTCTAGTAGCGACATAAAATCTCCTTGTGCCATGTGCCGCAACACATAGTCTTGTTATAGTATAATTTGCATATAGAATCAACTTAAAAATGTCTTATCCACAACCAACTTACCAGTTGTTTTGTCAAAGCGCATTCTAGACCTTGGCCTCATGCCATGGTTAGCTGCGATCAACAATACAATTGCAAGTGGATCAAAAACCAAAACGATAATGATAATAACAAAGCGGACGGCAGAGCCAAAGTGGCTCTTGGCGTCTTCACCATATACTAGCTCCGCTACGTACTTTAGCGGACCTATTTCTGCCTCTACTTTAGCTTGTTGAGATCTAAGAGGCAGGATTTTAGTATTGAGAACCTCAATGTCTCTAGACGCATCGCGTATTTCAGTAGCCAGATCCCGACGCTGGGCTTTCTGCCTTTGGACAATTCGGCTAGCACGCTCGACATCCACCCCAGCAACGATGCGGTCGAGAGAATCCAAAGATGTTTGCGCATTACGTAATTTCCTCTCTGCTAGCTGCAGCTGTGTCTCAAGTGGTTGAATCTGCAACTGAGATTGCTGCACTTGGTTTGTTGTTTCTAGGTGGGCTTTACTGAGGTATCCGAATGTTCCTAAGGATGTGATAACCATCAGGATAGCTACAGATACTCCTAGATAATATTTGATTAGCTTAGGTGCATCATCCCAGTTTCTGGAAAGCCAACCTACAGTAACGATCTTACCTACTTCTAGGGCTGTCGCCATAATGATGACAGACCAGTATGCCCCGGTGAAGATCGTGGCCAGACCTATTACAGAAAAGTATCCTGCGATGGCTGATATTACCAGCGCAGTTACTAAAGCTATACGATGGATCATTTATTGACAACAGCCTCTACTTTAGCTTTGAACTGTTGCATTTTCTTCTTGCGTTCTGGCCAGTAGATATAAGGCTTGTTGTCAGCGTCTGCCATCAAATTGTTCAAAAGCGGTTGGATCATCTTATAGAGAAGCTCCAACCTATCCTTGTATTCTTGTGCGGTTGCAGTTACCTCATCAATAACAGCTGATGCTTCTTCCTGCTGTTGTTTGATGACAGTTTCTGCTTCTTTCCGAGCACGGTCTTCTGCCTCCGCCTCACGGGCTGAAAGCTCATCCTCCGATACAGCGGAGAATCCAAAGTCGAAATCATCGTCTAGGTCAATTACACGTGTCATATTAGTCCTCGAAAAATCTATCTAATGTGCTCTTCTCGTAAACGGGCTCAGGTTCTATGAATGGTCTTAGTGCAGAAGCGCAGTGTGGTTCGTTGGGATTGTCCCTACAGAACTCTACGATCCTAACTAGATCATCATACCTATCGTCCCCACACTCCTTAGCAGGGACACCCATTACTCTTTTGATTACGTCATATATATGCGCAATCGGAATTCTACCATGCGGATGAGCTGGATGATCTGGTAGCTTGCCTTCTAGTCGTTTAGCAGCTTCCAAAGCAATCCTGTGTAGTTGAGCTACAAGCTGTTTGTTCATACAAAGAAGCTATCCAATGTTGCTCTCTTCTCAACTTCCCATCCGATAGCACCGACGATGGTCTTAATTGGCTCGAGGAACGACTTATCAAACTGGGTGTCGTGATCGACGTACTTCTCGAGACCGAACTCTTGTGGGAGTTTGTCCGCACACGTGATCACAGTCGAGTGTAGCGGGTTAGGAGTCTTGAGGTAGGAGTACTTGATCTTCTGGCCGTTAGCTACAGGCTCATACTTCTTATCGAGCTTGTGCTTCTTCAAGTGATAGTTATAGACCAGAGCGCCCTTGACGTTGATAGGTGTTCCCTTCGCGTATATCGTAGATGCATCCTTATATTTATCTAGATCCTTCACAGAACGAGGGAAAGCAACCTGTTCAAAGGGCATTTGACTGAACTCAATGCGGAAGTCAGCTATGTACTTCTGGAGATCGACCTCAGTCTTGTTCATAATAACGTTGAGAGCTTCCTTAATCGCTACTCGGCAGACAGCTGGTGTCGATGTGCGGATAGCCTCGATGCCCATCATCTTGAGCTTCGGCTTGGTATAGGCAACACCCTCTTGGTTCCACACGTTGAGGATGTAGCGCTTCTTAGCAGTCCAGATGCCCTTGTCAGCGATACACTCACGCTTCATCGTCATCTTCTGGTCGTAGCCATTGACGTAGCCACACAGCTCCTGATACTTCTTGTCGATGAATGGTTCCAAAGCCTCGGTGCAGATCTTATCAATATACTTGACGGTCTGCTCGGTGGTCATCTCTTTGCCAGCCATCTCTACGAACTTGTCAGCCTGAATGTATACCGAATCGGTATCGCATGCAATCACGTAGTCGACGCCTTCGGTCTTGAAGATCTTATTCAGATAGATGTTGAGCTTGATCTCGATCCAACGAGTAGTCAACTGAGCGGACGAAGTAATCCCCTCAGCGAACTCACGCTTGAACCAACGATTCCATACGTTCGCAAGCGCACCATAACCTGAGTTCAGCTGAATCTTCTTAGCCATCTGCAGGTTGTTGTATCGTGCAATGTCTTTCTCGAGTTGGATCTTATCTTTGTCGGAAGCAGTCTCGTAAGCCTTCTTTGCCTCGATCATCTGCTTCTTATACACAACACGGTCGTTATACATCTTCTGCATCAGCGCAGGAAGGAAGCCTTGCTTCTCACGAGAGAACATACACATGTTGGCAGATATAACTACGTTCTGCTTTTCCATGTAGTCCTTGTATTCGTTCATCTGCCCATTGAGAGCTCGGATGACGCGAGATTCCGCCTGCTCTTTGTTCTCACACTCACCTTCTTCCGGAACCCAACCCAAGTAGGTCTCTGGTGAGATGTTGTATTGCATAATGATGTGAGGATACAGCGAGTTCAAGTCGAGCGAGACGACCCACTTGTACATTCCCGGAACAGGATCCTTAACATATCCACCAAGGATTGGTTCATCACGCACAGCCTTCTTAAGCTGATGAACAACAGTCTTGGTCTTCATCAAGTGGTTGTGGATGATGACATCCCACAGACCCACAGTCGTGAACGTATCCTGATAGTTGACGCCAGCGTCGTAAGCCATCGCATAAACGAGCTCGATCAACTTTAGCTTGTCGTCCAGTCGGTCGACTAGCACAACGTCGTGAATGTTATACTCGACGTACTTCTGGTAGTCATTCACCTCAAGCTCTGCAAGGGTGCCTTCGAACTCCAACTTACGTTCCCCAAGCTCCTCTTGCGCAACGTGGTCGAGCTTATACGACTCTTGCTGGGTGTATGCAAACTTCTTGTAGAGTTGGAGGTAGTCGAGGATGGTGATACCAACTGGCACATAGATCTGGGTCTCGTTACCCATGATCTCAATCTTTCTCTCTTGCAAGTAACCCCACGGTGAGAGCTTACGAGCCCAGGCGTCACCTAGCACCTTAGTGATGCGGTTGACGAGATAGGGAATATCGAAGAAGTCTACGTTCCAGCCAGTGACTACGTCTGGTGAATAGCGAGGGGAGTTCCACATATCAACAAACGAGCGGAGCAGCGCTGCTTCATCTGTGCATTGGAAGTACTCGACGTCAGGAAACCTATCCTCACCGTTCTCATCTAGCTTATCGAACTCTCCACAACCGAAGACTACTTTCTTGCCGTTGCGCGACATCGTAATCAAGGTCACTTCGTTAGCAGCTATCTGAACGTCCGGAAAGCCTTTGTTGTTGGAGATCGAGACTTCGATGTCGATGGAGCAGACGGAGATCAGAGATGGATCATACAGAATGTCTCGGCCACGCTTGAACTCATCGTTGATGAATGTGTAAATGAACTTATCGAGTCCATAGATGGGCATGCCACCCACGTCATCATACTCACGCATGAAGTCTTTGGCTTCCCGAATCGTATCGAAGTCGACACGTCCTACAGGGTGGCCAGTGAGAGTCTGATACTCAGTCTCTTTCTTTGTTGGAATGAATAGGTATGGCTTGTACGGAATCTTCCTCGAGATACGCTTACCGTTCTCGAAGCCGCGAAGAAGAATCTCTCCGCGAGATGTAGCAACATTGGTGTAGAAGGTGGACGACATGGAAACTCCCAATTAAACTTCTATTATAAATAAGGTTGAGCCTAAAGTCAACCCCTAATCTATATGATGGGGAAGAAACTCCAATAATGAAAACAAAAGGGAAGGAAGCCCTATGGGTATATCATCATTTTTTTCTACGCCCCCTATTGAGTCTATGCAACAGCTAGAACTTGAAAAGGGTAAAGTACAACTCACAATCATGAAGATGGCAGCCACCATTCTTGGCGCTATTATGCTAGCAGTAGTATTCATCTTCCTTGTCGGTATGTTCATGCCAAATGAACTTATCGACAACAACGAAATCTTTAAGATCATCGGCCCAGCGTTCTCTACAATCGTAGGCGCCTTCGTCGGTGCATTCGCTACCATGATGGGTATGAAGGTAACTGAGCTTGACACAAACGTGAAGACACAAGAGCTTGGTAAGACCGATCACAAAGCCCTAGCAGAAGCTCACGTAATCAACGCACAAGCTGAATCAATCGAAACCGACAACGAAATCAAAATGATGGCAGCTGTCGACAAGTATCTTGATTCTGATGAAGATCACGGCCCATTCTAAGGATTAAGACATGACACAACTAACAGAACATTTTAATCTTAGTGAGATGATCGTTTCTCCTACAGCAAAGAGACTCGGTCTTCCTAATACGCCAACACCACAGCACATCGAGAACATGCGCTACTGCTGCGAGAAGATCCTCGAACCAGTCCGTGCAAAGTTCGGTCCTGTAACGATCAACTCATCATACAGAGCGCCTGCAGTTAATAAGGCTGTTGGTGGTTCTGCAACTTCACAGCACGTTAATGGTCAGGCAATTGACTTCGAAGTCAAGGGCGTTGATAACAAGACCGTTGCTGACTGGGTTGCTGACAACCTTGAGTTCGACCAAGTCATTCTCGAGTTCTACACCGCTGGTGATAAGAACTCAGGATGGGTACACGCTTCGATCAAGAAGGAAGGTGGCAATCGCAAGATGCGTATGATCGCCTCTAAGTCGAAGGCTGGCGGGACGAAGTATACTGTTGTGAAGGACTTTGATCCATCAACGACTCGCGAAGCAGGAGCTCCTCAAGTAGCTGGTCAAGCTGTTGCGAAGCCGTCAGCGGCTGCTCCAAAGGCAGCTCCAGTTGCAGGTCTTGGTCCATTAGCGGCTCTCCAAACTAAGTGTGGCATTGCTGCCGATGGTAAATGGGGTCCGGGTACTTATAAGGCTGCGAGAGACTTCTTCAAGCTAACTAACAACCAGGCAGCTCACTTCTTCGGTCAGTGCGCTCATGAGTCTGGTGGCTTCAAGGTATTCTCTGAGAACCTTAACTACTCAGATAAGGGTCTGAACGGAATCTTCAAGAAGTACTTCCCAACGATTGCTTCTACAGCAGGATATGCTCGTAAGCCAGAGAAGATTGCTAATAAGGTTTATGCAAACCGTATGGGCAACGGACCTGAGTCGTCAGGGGATGGTTGGAAGTTCCGTGGTCGTGGTCCAATCCAGCTAACTGGTAAGGACAACTACACTGCGTTCTCTAAGGATATCGGACGTCCAGACGTTCTGACAAACCCTGACATCGTAGTAGGTGAGCTAGCATTTGAATCAGCTCTTTGGTTCTTCCGCAAGAACAATCTTCTTGCAGTTGCAGACAAGGGTGTTACAGATACAGTGATCACTCAGATTACAAAGCGTGTTAACGGTGGAACACACGGCCTGGATGACAGGCTTAAGAAAACCAAACAATACGCCAATTGGGGATAATAGGGGAAGGGGGCTCTAGAGCCCCCTTCTTTTTTATAGCATCAGTAGACCATAAAAGATTAAGCCTAGCATAAATGCCACACAGATGTGGGCGATACGCGAGACTGTCACAATAACATTAGTATACATCTTATTTTGCCTTACCTTCTGCTACACATTCTGCAGCTTGCGACGGATATTCGTCGTCATTAATTTCTACCTTCTTAGGCTTCTTGTGTTCTGGAATGATAGCTTCCAAAACAATCTTTAGAATACCATTCAGAAGTGACGCACCACGAATCTCTACGTTATCCGAAAGAGTAAAGGTGCGTGTAAATGGGCGCATAGCAAGCCCTTGGTGGAGCATCAGAGGCCATGTCCATTCACCCTTAGAATCCTGCTCTGCAGGTTCACCAGCGTGTGTATTGCCTTTGATGATCAACTTATCATCCACAATCTCAATCTCAAGATCCTGCTTGGCAAAGCCAGCAACAGCGAGTTCGATTGTGTACTTGTTTTCGTCAATCTTCTTCAGATTATATGGGGGATATTTGGCAGCTACGTTCGCAATCTGATCGTGAGCAGCGCCTAGCTTTTCTGCGAGCTTATCAAAACCAACATAGAACTGTTCGAAATCTTTGAAAGCACGAGCGTCGTAAAAACCTTTATTCAACATGTATTCTCTCCTATTAAGCGAGTTGTATTGTGTCACCCATTAGGCGTGACGTATTATATATCAAAGTTCGACTAGCTCGACCCCTGATTCTTCAAACATTATGCGAGTAATATTCCAATTAAAACCTACACCATCACGTGTAGGAGTATATGTGACTACTCGTTTTATACCCTTTTGAATGATCGACTTCGCACATTCGCTGCATGGTAGTAGCGGCGAATACATTGTGAAGCCATCTACCATCAAGGGTGCATTATCAAGGGCGTTTCGTTCTGCGTGAGCGACGAATAGGTGTTTAGATTCTCTGTTGTCGTAGCGCGCGTCATCATCGTGTACGCCCCTAGGGAAGCCATTATAGCCAACAGAAACCACTCTCTTTTTTTCATCAACAATTACAGCTCCAACTTTAGTACGTGGATCCTTAGACCACTTAGCAATATGATCTGCTAGATCAAGAAAACGTTTATCCCAATCCACCATCCATCAACCATCCTACAAATGTTAAAACAATTACTATGATAGCAAGATGCACAAAGCATCCTGGATACCACATCTCACGCTGTCTTGGATGTTCCATATCGCTTCCTTGTCAGTTTGTTATTCGGCTTTACGTAGATAGACTTATCACTAGCCTTTAGTTGCTTGTATAGATCCTTACACATGTCTCTTGCTGTTTGTAGCTTGAGGGTCTTGCCTCCAGCTACGATATTATTTTCAGCATCGAAACAATGCCACTCGACCATATCGTTTCGAAACTCTGGTTTCTTAATTGAAAACAGATGTCCGTAAGCTCGGCAAAATAGCACGTCAGTAAGGTCTACCCAATTCATTTCTTATTAGTCCTGTATTTCTGTTCCATCCATAACAGTATATACAATCTTTCAATTAAAAGCAAGATGGTAATTACCATTGCCAGAAACGCAATGTAAGGACTGGGGAGCACGTCATGGACAGCAAAATCCCACGACTCACGGATACAGAGAGCCACGATCAAACACAAATTAAACTTGTAGATGATGGATAGCATTCTTACCACTCCGGTCCAAAGGTCTTATCGGTGCGCTCATAGATCTGGAACCAGTCGACACCATAAGCAGGACAGATATGGATTCGTTCGGGAAGGTTGTTCTTATCCTTCTCACCACCCTCACCAGAGATGAAGTAAATGTCACCCATCTTCTCTGCCAGGCCTGTATGCTTGACAAGTTGAAAGCAGCGGCGCAGCATCTTTAGCTCACCTTCGTAGGCTTCGACTTCGAGGTTCATTAATATTGAGTCCATTCATACTCAGAGTTGCCCGTTTTAAAACGAACATACTCTCTGCCATCTTCGGTGCGTTCTTCAAGAATCTCTGTAATCAGAGTAGTCTGCCACCAGTCTTGTGCTAAGAACGTACGTCCATTTGGACTACCTACACGCATCGACGCGCCAACTTGCGGACGTGCGTTGTGTATTTCTTCTACATCCACGATCTTACCAGTGTCTTGGTCGAACGTAGGGATCTGAGCAAGACTCATTGATCCACTGTCACCAGCACCATCCCGGGTTCTACGAAGTAGATACGGCATTATTCATGCTCGCCGTCAGTTACTACTTGCACCTTATCTGAAGCACGTAGTTGCTTTTCGTACATCTCTATGTCTCTCGAACGTGATTCGAGTTCGTTTTCTGCAATACAGAAGTGAGACGTAGCAGTGCCCGAGTTAACTAGGATACCAGTTAGTGTTGAGGCTACCTCCCTACAGCGCTCTACGCTTTCGACGGGGATAACATCCTTCCAGAGAAAATCTCCAGAGGGTTCGAAAAAATATACTAAAAGCCAGTAGCTCACTTCACATCTTCCTTAATTATAAATTGTCCATCAGAAACAGCAATCGTTACCGAAGGGTGCAACGAAGCTCGCATGTAATCACGACCTCCGTCGACCATACGATCACCCTTTGTCACATAATCGTGACGATAGCGAGATACAATCACCTCACCATCTTCGCATACGATGCCGCCAATTGGTTCGGCGAAGGCAGAGCTAGCATCACAAATATAAGGTGTTTCGTTCTGAACGAACATACCGAAGTAATGCTTATGTCCTAGTTCTACGTTAGGATTTGGTTGATAGAATACGTCCACAGGCCGTTCATTCCATCCACCACGGGAGCTCTTCGTACACCAGTATCCCATATACTTGGCAGCATATTTTTCTTCAATTTGCTTGATACCACTCGCCTTGAAGTAGTATCCATCCTCTGGTGTATTAACGAACAGTTCCATTATTTAACCTCCTGCAACTTAGCTTGGATCTCCAGATAGAACAGATTGTACTTTGCGATACGATCTATGTCCTTTGGAGTCACTCCCTTGAGACGACGGATATCAGTGTTGTGACGAAGGTCACAACTCTTAACACGCATCGCGTCTTCGTTAGCAAACACTTTCTGTTTGTAGTCATCGTAGCTCTGACCAGGCATCTTGGTGAGAGCCGAGACAGCGTCGAGAACACGATCAGTACACCCAATGTCTTTGAGGTCCTGCCAAGTAGTCTTGGTATCTTCAATAACATCGTGAAGGAGAGCTACGCACTGCAGCTCTTCATCATTGGTCTTGAGGTAATGCATAACCTTAATCGGGTGGAGGATGTATGGATTACCACCACGATCGAACTGGCCAGC